ATTTAAACACCGGAGAAAAAGTCTATGCAAGGATAAATCCTTTTGTTATTCAAACTAGCAACTTTTTATTTGTTGATGGTTCCGGAGCTCAGATAGCTGGGGATATTTATTACCGCATAGGTACAGGTAGTTATGTTGATGTTTCCATTATTAACAATGGACTTAAAGAAGGTGAAACAATACCATTCAATAATGTTCTCCCACAGGATATAAAGCTTAAAGATTTTTTTGTTTCTATAATTCGAATGTTCAACTTATATGTTGACCTAGATAAAGAGATTTCAAACAGATTATTAATTGAGCCAAGGAATGATTTTTATACGAGTGATTATGTAGACTGGTCAAACAAGTTGGATATATCACAGCCCTTTGTAATAAGCCCTATGGGGGCGTTAGATGCGCGTACTTACATATTCAAGTACGATGACGATGGAGATTATTATAACGACACCTATAAAAAGATTTATGAAAAAAACTATGGACATAGAGAGATAACCGTAGATAATGATTTCATAAAAGAGAAGAAAGAATCTAAGTTGATATTTGCTCCAACTCCTAGTGTGGGCCAGACTTGGAATGATCGAGTTTTACCAACAATTGTTAAGGTAGATAGTAATGGGAATAAAGTACAAAAGAGCTCTAAACTAAGAATCCTGCAAAGGGGGGGATTAAAAAGTTGTGCTCCTAGTTGGAACTTTGTATCTAATTCAAGTGGTACTTCTAGTGAATCACAATACCCTTACGCTGGTCATTTGGACGACCCTTATTTATCTACGACAGATATAAACTTTGGAGTACCTGCTGAGATATTCTGGTCGGGGGATATTTATTACACCAACAATAATCTTTACAATAAGTACTATAAGAAATTTATAGAGGAGATCACAGATAAGAACAGCAAGATAATTGCCGCCAAGTTTTATCTAAACCCGAACGATATATCAGAGTTAGACTTTAGAAAGAAAGTATTTGTCAATGGTCTTTACTACCGTTTAAACTCTGTTAAAGATTACAATCCAATAGTTAAAAACACTACCGAGGTTGAGTTAATAAAGATAAAGGAGGGAACCCCATTTGTAGCAACTAGCGGACAAGTGTTAGGTGGTTATGGTGAAGCATTAGACGATAACGAGAACTTACCATTAATGAAGGTAAGCACAGGGGATAGTAACAACAATGGGAACTTAGTAATAGGAACTAACTATGTTCATCCTACAGCTAAGAATGTAATAGTAAGTGGGCACGATAATACTGTGGGGGCTTATTCTGACATGGTGAATATTTTAAGCAGTAGTGGTGTAGTGGTAGGGGGTGGGCTATCTAATGTATCTGTTGTTAACACTAGTGGTGTAACGATCACCTCAAGTAATACTCATTATGTAAATGGAGTTAATACAACAAATAATTCAGGGGGAACATACACTCCAACTATAACAAACAGGGTAAATATAGACTCTATAACACCGCAGGTAACAAGCTATATAAGGGTTGGTAATATTGTTCATGTTGGGGGCGCAATAGTTGTTAATTCGACAACTACTGTTACTTCATCTTTTGAGATGAGCTTACCTATAGCTTCAGACTTTACATCCCAGTATAATCTTGCTGGTGTTGGAACTAATCAATCTTATGAGGTTGCAATCATTATAGCCAGTATTGCAAACAATACAGCAGTATTTACTTGGATAGCGGCGGATATAGACCCTGTTATACTAACATTCAATTTCACTTATAGAATATTATAATGGCAGAAAAAGTAGCACTAGATTTATTAATCAATGCAGCCGACAGCGCAAAGACTGTAGGCGAGATTAAACAATCTATAAAGGATATTAAAAATGAAATGCTTAAAGTCGGCGAGAATTCTGCCGAGTTTAAGAAGTTAGCTAATGCAGCGGCACAAGCAAAAGATAAATTAGAAGATACGCAGGATGCTATTGCAGCACTTGACCCCGGTAAATTAGGGACAGCATTTACAAATCTTGGTTCTAAGATAGCTGGTGGCTTTCAAGCTGCACAAGGGGCAATGGCTTTATTTGGAAGCACAGGAGAGGATGTACAAAAAGCAATGTTAAAGGTTCAAGCTGCAACTGCCTTTGCACAAGGTATTCAGTCTGTACAAGATTTAGGAAAGGCGTTTAAGGCCTTTTGGTTAGTTCTTAGAGCTAATCCAATAGGCTTAATACTAACTGTTGTAACAGCGTTAATAGGTGTTTTTGTTGCATTAAAAGATAAGGTTAAAATATTTGGCGAAGCGTTTGACTTTGCCAGTGGCATTGTAAGTAAAGGAGTTCAATTTTTTAAAGACTTATCAGATGCAATAGGGTTAAGTTCTTTTAAGCTCGATGAATTAAAAGAAAAAACTAAACAGTATAATAATGCCGCATTAAGAACACAAGAGAATGTATTAAAGATTGAAACGGCAAACTATGATAGAAGAATTGCTTTAGCAAAGGAGTTACAAAAAAATACAATCGATTTAGAGATAGAGAAAGAAAAGTTTATTCTTTCAAAGACTAAAGAGATGCAAGCCCTTGCAGAAAAATCTGGTCAAAATACACTAGAATATATTCAAAGGGTTGCGGACTCCGCTAATAGGCTTAAAATACTTCAGATCAAAAGGAACAAAGAATTAGAAGACGAAGAGAAGCTAAACGCAGTTACATTTAATGATGCGATTAACACTATAAACGAAGAACAACAAGCGGAAGAATTAAGGCGGTTAACAGAGAGTGAACAAGCAAAAACCGAGATTTTACAGACCGAAGCCGACCTTAGACTACAGGCACAAGCTGAATTAGGGTTAGCTCAATTAGAGCAAGAGAAAAAAATAAATGAGGAAAAGTTATTGGAGGCAAAAAGAATTGCCGATGCAAAACTATCAATTGAACAATCATTATTTAGCGGTCTTTCCTCTTTAGGTCAGATATTAATTAACGATGGTGAGAAGCTGCAAAAATTTCAAAAGGGTTTGGCATTAGCACAGTTAGGCGTTGATACAGCTCGTGCCTTATCTAGTGCATTAGCAAATGCGAATGCCCCCACTCCTGATAACGTTGCTACTGGTGGACTTGCCGGAGTGGCTAAGTATGCTGGATTAGCTGCCATGATATTAGCCAATATTGCTAAGGCTAAACAATTATTAAGTAGTGGCGGAAGTTTTAGTGCGCCTACATTAGGAGGTGGTGGGGCAAGTTTTAATAGTCCACGCCCTCCACAAATAAATCCAGTTAGTAATACTAATACTCAAATAAATCAGAATGCAGTTGATAATGGCCAAGGTCAACTATTAAAAGTGTTCGTTACAGAAACAGATATAAGTAATACTCAGAACAACGTTAACCAAATCGTTAGCCAAGCCACCATAGAGTAAATTATACAGGGCCCTCATACCAATACTTTATGGTATGAGGAAATTACCAATTTACAAACTCACCATTTCTGATAATGACGAATCGGAAAGTGAAGTAAGTTTTATTGCACTTGTTGATGAGCCAGCAATAGAGCGTAATTTTCTCACCTTTTCCAATAAACTCCAATTCGCTGCAGATAAAGAAAGGCGCATAGTCAGCGGCCCTGCTATGATTGCCGACCTACCCATTTACCGTAGAGATGAAAAGTACGGAGAGTACTATGTAGTGTTCGATAAAGAAACAATCGAGAAGATAGTATTAAAGTTTATGCGCAAAGGTTACACAGGAAATGTGAACCTGATGCACGATTCTACAAAAGTAGTTGATGGGGTTTATGTGTTTGAATCATTCATCATAGACAAGGACCGCGGAATAAAACCTCCAAAAGGATTTGAGGACTTAACAGACGGTAGCTGGTTTGTGTCGATGAAAGTCGACAACATGAAGCTATGGGACAACATGCAAGCCTTCAATGGTTTCAGCGTAGAGGGTGTTTTTGAGTACGAGAATGAAGAGGAAGAAATAGCAGAAATGATAAATCAAATTATACAAGAGGGGTCAAAAAATACTTTATAGGTAGCAAAAAACAAATCAATGAGTTTGAAAGACGCAATTAAGGAAATACCAGAACAAACAAGAACTATAAAAGAGCTTGTGAAATTTCTAAAAGAAAAATTCAGCGAGAAAAAAGCAGAAAATTTTAAAGACGCAAAACTACAGGATGGTTCAATAGTGCGCTATGAAGGTGACACACCAACAATGGGAATGCCTATAGAGGTTATTTCTGAAACGGGGGAAGTGATGCCATTGGCAGATGGTGAGTATATGATGGAAGATGGAACAATTCTGAAAGTAGCTAAAGGGGTAATTGCTGAGGTAGTGGCCCCACAGGCTGAAGCCGTAGAGGCTCCTCAAGATATGGCAGACCCTACTCCACAAAGCCCAATGACCGAAAGCGCAGTAAAGAGAATTGTAGAGTCTATTGTTAAAGAAACAGTTTTTTCTAAAGAAGAAATTGAAACAAAATTTTCTGAGAGCAAAACCTCTTACGAAAATCTAATCGAGGAAAACAAAATCCTTAAAGCAGAATTAGAAAAACAAAAGGAGCTCTTAAAAGAAACATTCTCTCTAGTTGAGAAAATCGCGGGCCTTCCTGTAACTGAAACTAAGCAAGAAAAGAAAGACGGGTTTAAAAAAATAAAATCACAAAGCTCGCTGTACGCTTCGGCCGCAGAGCTTTCAAATAAAGTATTCAAATAATTAAAACTAAAAACAATGGCATTTGACGTATCAGCAATATCCGCATGGACGGATGAATTAGGAGATAAATCAGACTTTATCTTAAAACCAATATTAGCAGCTAAGACCTTGCAGGTACTTACAGGCGTAGATAAGAGAATGGGAATTAAAGGACACACTATTAAAATCCCAACTTTTGAAACTACTACACCTTGGGCTAATGGATCAGCGTGTGGCTTCACCCCTTCAGGGACTACAACTGTAGGACAGATTAGCTTAACTACTGTCCCTGTAACAATTCAAGAATCTATTTGCTTGAAAACATTAGAAGGGTACTTCACACAAAAACTTTTACCAGCAAATGATCGCCCTGAAACATTCCAACTATTGGATATGTGGACAGGACGTAAGATGGAACAAGTGGCATTGCAAATGGAGTCTGCTTTGTGGCAAGCTAAAACAACTTACACCAATGCAACTCATTTAAAACATTTTAATGGATGGATTGCAACGCTTGATACCGCTGGGACTGCAATTGCTGCTACACAACAAGCATCTATTTCAACCACAACAGTAAGAGGTATAATCGAAGAAATCGCCTTCACTAAGATTCCTTCACGAATCAGATCAATGAACCCTGTTATCCTTTGCGGACAAGACACATTCTTAATCTACAAACAAAAGTTGATGGCAGATAATTTATACCACTACGATCCTTCAAACGATAATGTAAATGGTATAAACACTAATGGTTGGTCAATGACTGTTTTCGGGACTAATGTAAAATTAGTTGCGCTACCTGGTCTAAACAATGATAACGCAGTTGATACCGGAGCCCTTCCAACAGCGGTTAAGAATAGAATTTTTGCAACCTACGAAGACAATTTTATGATTGGTATGAATGCAGAAAATGATATAGCAGACTTTAAAGTATGGTTCTCGGATGACGACGATCTATTAAAGTTTAAAACGCGATTCCATATCGGTGTTGGAATCAAATATCCAGAACTAGTAGTTCAATACACAAACTCATAATTAATCGGGGAGGGTAACACCTCCCCTTAAAATATTTAAACATGGCATTAACAGATTGCAGTTTAATAACAGACGTGTTGCGTGATTGCCGCGATTCAGTTGGTGGTATACAAGAGTTTTATGTAACAGAATTTGAAAATGTACCACAGGCAAATATTACTGTTTCTAGCGGTATTGTTACGGCTATTGATTGTACATCAGGGAAAAAGTTCTGGGTATATCAATTAGAGAAAAACGATGCAGATTTTACAGAAGTTGATAATAACTCAGTTGACAATGGTACGGTATTTTACACCCAAACATTAAACGTAACTCTAAAAAAGATGACAGCTACTCACAGAAATAACTTAGAGAGGCTTTCAAAAAACAGATTAATGATAATTATAAAAGATCGTAACAATAATTACTGGTTACTTGGTAGAACTAATGGTATGGATAAGACCGCTGGCACAACTCAGACTGGAAGGGCTTTTGGTGATCTTAACGGACACACAATAACCTTTACTGGAATGGAAGCAACAAAAGCAGAACAAGTAACAAGCTCATTAATATCCGCTCTATTCTCATAATAAAGTTCAGTTTGTTTTAGGGGAGGGGCTTAACGGCCCCTTTCTTTTTATACAACTCACCCATTCCTATACTTTATATATGTGCTGGAAATAACCAAAAACGCAAACAATCCAATTGTGTTGACGCTAACTGAGAAAGTTACACTAGCGTCTCCTTACTATTTGATGCGCTGCGTGAGTGATGGTAACCTAACAGAGAAGGCATTTATTCTGCCTAGTGATCAGTCAATTTATCAAACAAGGTATAATCAATTCACAGTTACAGAAAGCACAAACGAGATTTTAACTAGTGGTACGGTAAGCCTTAACCCTAGCGGTTGGTGGACTTATTACGTGTACGAGCAAACGAGCTCTAGTAATCTGGATTACAGATTAAGCACCAATACAGTGCCATTAGAGATCGGCAGGATGTGGGTTAAATACACAGCTACTAATGTGAAGAAGTACGAACAAACAACATATTTCAAGGGCTACGGTAATGGACAAACTTAACTATCCTTTAATAATAAAATTCAATACCCATAAGGTTCCAGAATTTAAGGAGCAGAAGGGAAAGGATTATGTTTTGTTTGGAACAGACAACGCCTACCCTGAGTATATATTAAAGCTTTACAATCGAAGTGCAAAGCACAACGCTATAATAAATTCTAAAGCCAATTACATTTTAGGAAATGGCTGGAGCTTTGATGAGTTAGGAGTAGACGCGGTTCAGAAAAGTAAGATGCAATTATTCATTAACGGATTTGAGGAGCCGTTAAATGATCTTACACGGAAAATAATTTTAGACTATGAACTGTTTGGAGGGTTTGCTTTAGAAGTTACATGGAGTAAAGATGGTAAGAAGATAGCAGGATTAGCGCATGTTGATTTTACTTACGTAAGAAGCAACCAAGATAACACCGAGTTTTACTATACTAAGAACTGGTATAAAAAAAGTGGAGAATCTTTTTTAAAGACCAATACCCCTGAAGACTCAGAAGATTTTACTGTTTATAAACCCTACGGAGAAGACGATAAAAAGAAGCCTCAACTGCTTTACTATAAGATGTATCGCCCTTCATTGGACGTTTACCCTCTTCCTGAGTACTTAGGGGCGAACGTAGCCATTGAGACAGACATCGAGATTAATAACTACCACTACAATAACTTAAAGAACGGATTCACAGCTACGGTATTAATCAATTTTAATAACGGAGTACCTACCGATGAAGAAAAGAAAAAGATTCAAAAAGAAATTGAAACTAAATTAAGTGGATCAGATAATGCCGGTAAGTTTATTCTCTCTTTTGGAGATGGGAAAGATAAGAGTGCAGAGGTTATAGTACTTAACATGAGTGATGCTCACACAATGTTCGAGCAGCTTAGAAAGGATACTATGCAAGAGATGTTCGTAGGGCATCGTATTACAAGCCCTATGTTAATGGGTGTAAGAGTAGAGGGGCAATTAGGAGGAAGAACAGAAATGATAGAGGCGAACGAATTATTTCAAGCCACTTATGTTAATCCTAAACAAAAGATTTTTGAAAGAATATTTAACGAGTTCGCAGACATAAACGGGCTACGACCGAATTTAAAATTAACAAAATCCTCACCTATTGGATTAGATTGGTTTGGCAATACAGACTTATTTAATCTTTTAACTGATGAAGAAAAAAGAGAGAAGGCTGGATTAAAGAATGTTAAAGGCACACAAGACACGCTCACAGCGCTTAACTCAATAAGTCCATTAGTTGCGAATAAAGTAATAGAATCAATGTCCGTTAACGAGATACGAGCTCTAGTTGGGCTCGGAGCCACCACAGGTATACAAAGGACCACGGTAACGGAAAGTTCCCAATTTGGAAAAATAAAAGAAGTTCTTCAAAATTTTGGGCAGCCTAGAGAGAAGTTTAAAATTCTCAAAAGTTATTATCCAAAGTATACCAGTGGTAAGGAGTTGTTTGAGGCTGAGAAGGATTTAATGAAGCAACACTTTGCGTTAGAGATCGAATATAAGACGTTAGAAAAATCAATAATTGATCTGCTTTCTAAGAACCCTGAGATGACAGCGGAGCAAATTGCAGATGTTACAAATAGCACTGTAAAAAAAGTACAATCCACTATAGACAAACTAATTGATACTAAAATATTGAAACCCTCCACAAAAGGAGAGATAGAGGTAATAAAACCTACAACTAGGGGACAAGATATTATCGAAGAACAGCCAGCAAAAACCATAGATATTTTTATTAAATATTCTTACGAAAAGATAGATGGAGTTAAAGGAAATCCAATACTACCAACCACTAGAGACTTCTGTAAGGATACATACGAGGCTACACAAAAAAAGCTTTACTCTTTTGATGAAATAAACTCTTTGAATAATGGAACCGATTTAGATGTATGGTTAAGTGGTGGAGGGTTTTGGAATAACAATGGTAAAATAGAACCGCACTGTAGACATCAGTGGGTACAGCATGTAGTAGAAGAAATAACATGAGTACAGTAATATTATTTATAACCGAAGCGCACATAAAGGAGGTGTCAATAATTGATGAAAATATTGATGCTAAACTTATTATGAATGCTATTAGGGAAGCGCAGGATATTAACATACATCCTATTCTCGGAACAGGACTTTATAACGAATTAAAAACACAGGTTAACGCTGGTACTGTAACAGCGCTTAATGTGACTCTTTTAGATGACTATATAAAGTGGGCTTTGATTTATTGGACGCTCTACCAAGGGGTGGACATTTTTACTTACAAGATTAGAAACAAAGGAATATACAAGCAGAGCTCTGAGAACAGCACAAGTCTTGACCTAGAAGAAACCAGAAGGCTCATGGACGCCTTTAGAAATAAGGCTGAATGGTACTCAGAGAGAATTACAAAATATCTATTAGAAAATCAAACTAGTTATCCTTTATATATCAATCCGGGGAATACAGTAGACACTATTCACCCTAAGAGAAATAACTATACGACTGATTGGTATTTAGGAGGCTATAAGAAAAAAGATAATGACTGGAACCCTTATGAAAACACAAGCGACTGCGACTGTTAAGAAGAAAAGAGGTCGCAATAAAAAGAATATCGAACTATTAGAAAAATTTTTAAAACAAAAAGAAGATGGCCGGAATACAAAATCTTTTAGCAAATAAAGGATGTTACCACATAACAACATCTGCTGTAACAGGAAAAGAATTTTTTGCTGTAGTAATTCAAGAGGACTCTGTAATAACAACCCTTACAGGTAGTAAAGGGACAAACTATTTATCCACTTATAACTTAAGTGGTAAGACACTCAAGGCTGGAGCCTACATTCCTTGTACAAATGAGGAAACTATTGCAGCAATAACGATGAGTAGTGGAAGTGCAATTGGTTATAATCAGGTAGGGTAAATGTTAGGCATAGGACTACATAAGCAAATAGCAAACCAAAGAAGGAAAGTCCCTTTCACTACTGCATATGCAAGTGGAGGGACGTTTTCGAATAATGATACCGTTGGTGATATTGATTGGGTTAGCCCTTCAAATGCCGCAACTAGTAATGATGTGTATGCAACAATCCAAAATGATGAAACGGCAACCAGTAAATATTTACTGGCAACCAACTTTGGATTGTCTATACCTACAGATGCGGTTATTCGTGGAATTTTAGTAGAGGTTGAGAGAAGTCAAACTGTTGATGGTCCACCAAACGTGACCGACAATTCAATAAGATTATTTAAAGCTGGTGTTGTTACTGGTGCTAATAAATCAACGGGTGCGCAATGGCTAGATAACGA